TGGACAGGGTCCTTCCAGCATATACAAGACCGGCTACGGCTAACAATGAAATAGGATCAGCCATTCTTATTTCTTACTGACATTTTTATTAACGTACCTTTTCTGAAAAAGACCATTTTGAACATCAGCACGAGTACTAGAGGGCTCATATTTCATGGTGCGAAGAGGAACCTTACACTCCATGTTGTTGAGAGGAAACAGGTTACGCTCATAGGTCTGAACGATAGTCTTGTTGAATCGAGATGTGGATTGGGGGCGAAGTTGATCGCTGGTATCGATGAACTGGGCGGGAGCACCCTTTCCAGCCATATACGGAGCCGTGCCATACAACATCGTATTGGGACGCGATCCATAATTCAAGTGGCTGGGCTGAGGGTACACAAATACTTCATCGGTAGCCCGGACAGGGGGGAGAGCACCTTTGTTGTCGATGATGGATAGACCAGGTTGAAGCTGATACGCCATTTATTATTACATGAGAATATAATCTAACTATACGTTCCTCCGCCCCCTCTCACACGACCTCCGCCTCTGGGACCCCGAATGTCCCCGTCACCACCAATCCCGGCAAAAGCTTCGAGTTGAACACCTCGCGCGTCGGGATTACAAAACGCCGTGTTACTCTTACACATGGGACCGTTCTTGGGTCCATATAACCACTCCGCAAACTTCGTCTGATCGCCTGGAATTTTCGTCACAGGGGTACTGACAAACTGACGCTCAAAGGCGTTTCGTTTATGCACGGGAAGGGTCGACCTCGAACGACCCATGTCGTACGCAACCTGGTCACTACTGAACTTCTTGACCAGGGGTTGCGCCGTCGCATAATAACACGCCTCTAGGCGATTGGGTGCGTCTGTGTAATCCGTCATGAGAACATTCCCGAGTGGGTTCTCTTTCGTGGGCTTCTGACACACGTTCATCTTTTCCGTCGTCCCATATGGTTCCTTAATCATATTCGCCTTGTACATGACATAGATGACCGACAGCATCGTCGCACCAAGCACGAACATACGAGGATCACGACGAATCACAAATAAGATGCATGTAGCATAAATGATGAATCGAGACGCCGCATTCACTCGTTCCGCTGGTGTCTGTTTACTGTTTGGCCAGAAGTCTAAAATTCTCTTATTCTTGACAAGTTGCTTAGGATCTTCGAACCAAACTTTCATTTAATATAGATGAGGTTTATTTTTTTGGAAGACCACCCAGCATCCCAGTCATACTTCCCATCATCTTCATGAGAGCATCCTGGTTAATTTCACCCTCTCCACCCGACTGAATCTTATCGGCACACTCCTTCGCCATAGCCTCGATTGCAGACAGGGTATCTTCGGGCACAGACTGAATAGTCGTTCCGAGAATGTAAAGCGTCTGAAGGTACTGCCAGACGGCACTCTTCGTGCCATCGCTCATACGCTTCCAGAGCTTGATGATATCGAGCTCTGCGAGAAACTCGATATCGTTCGAGTGTACGAGAATGAACAACTCATCCTTCGCAGAGATGCTATCCGCGTGGGGAGACACACTCTTCATAAACCCGTCGACGAGAAGTCGGGGGTTGGTACTCTTAAGAAGGTCGAACGATGTTAGCATCTTCTTGATACTCTTTTCATCTGGAAAAGTCTTGTGCAATTCCACAAGAAATTGACCCATCATGTCATTAAACGCAGTCACGGACGCCATTTTCTTAATAGTACGGTCTAATCTTTAAGTCAGAAAGGTTCATTAGAAATGACCTCTCTTTGACCAATGCCGTTCAGTACGATCACGTAAACGAGAATCGCGACGAGCACGGAGGGTTTCGTATATTGATTCAGTTCCAATTTTCCTTCGTTATTGAGATACGCCTTGAGATGAATGTACCCTGCGGTGATCGCACCGGCGATGAGTGCCGCATATACCGGGTCGCGCAAATACTCGGAGAGTTCCATTTAATTATAACGGGGATTTTTTGTGGGGTATTCCGGTGCATCTCCGAAGAGTACATCGTCTTCCTGCTGAGATTCTTCTGGTTCGGGTCGGGGATCTGGCACACCTGGTACAGACTTGAATTCGGGCTCTTCCATAGGTTCACCCATAGGCTCACCCACGGGCTCGGGTTCCATCGCGGGCTCGGGTTCCATCGCGGGCTCGGGTTCTGGCTCAGGTTCCATCATGGGTTCACCCTCGAAAATCTCGGGATCCTCAGTATCTTCGACGTCACCGTCCAGGTCAATGTCCCTCGACTCCTGAGACATGTACGTCTGAAGAATCTGTTGCACGGGAATCAACTCTTTGATCGAGTTTTCGATGCATGTACAGAAACGCGACGTCAATTTTTCGTCGCGGTGGTAAATGCTCTGATCTTCATGGAATACGTAGGGGTCGCGGTATAGATCCTTCGCGATGTTGTTGTAACAGGTCTGGATGAACACTTCGTTCGTGGGGAGTTTCAGTGAAATCTTCTTGTTATCCGCCTTGAGACGAACCGCCGAAAGAATCTTGGTACACGCAACGAAAACGGCGGCCAAAAGATCACTGAACCATGCACACCGATTCGTGATGTTATCAGAATGTTGTTTAGACATCGCGTTGGACCAATTGGGGACTTCTTGAAGAAGCTTCTGGAACATGATGAGCACCTTACGCCCATTCGAAAGTTTGTTCGCTTCTTCGTAAATGTCGTTAAAAACGTCAATCATAGGTGGACACATGATGAGGCACAACTGCCCCATGTACTCACGTTTCGCTTCGGTCAAAATGCTGAGATTATCCATTTATGATTAAGTGGGTTTTAATTTTGATACTTACTACGCACTATCTCCCCCTGTACTTATTCGCCATCTTCTTCAGGTTCATGAGATTGGGAAAATCGACATCCTCTTCCTCCTCATACTCCTGTTCCTTTTTCTTCTTCTGAACATTCCATGATACATACACGTCGTGGTCACCCACGAGTTGTGATATGAATCCACCGAGTTCAAACTGTCTGGCGATGTATCGCGCGGCGGCGCTTCTATCAAATACAGGATATCCTATGAGAATCACCGGTACGGTCAGAAACACTTGTTTGTGTCCGAGTTCTACACACTGTTTGATTTTCGATGAAAACTGATCGTAAATCTTTCTGTAAATCTCTTTCTTGATCTTTTTCTTCTTGTCATCAATTTCTATGATATCATTGATGTTGATCATTACATTTAGCTCAACTTATTTTTTATCAAATCTAACTCACTGACGTTGGGGACGGCACTCTCTTTGACGAGTTTGTAATCGACAAACTCCTTTCCCATGGAACCCTTCGTGTACACTTTCACGTTATCGGGCGCCTGATCACTCAGGGGTTGGGAACGGAGTGACACGAGCTTGAGCTTGTCTCCAGTAACCTCGAACGTCGACACGACCGTGAAGCCAAACGCAAAGCCACCACTACGCACCACCGTGAACGTACACTCGTACAAAGTGTTCTGGATACCATCATACTTTTTGACAGACTGTGTCTCTATGATGTAGGTGGGAAACTTGAGACGCTTATGGAGTTCCTTGTTCGTCGCGAGTACGAATTGTTCCATCGTGTCATGATCAACATTCGCCTCTACCTGAGAGTATCCGGACATGTCCGGTCTGGGATCATTGAGCTTCACGTAATTGACAGGTTTCTTGTACCCTGAAAAACCAAACGACTCTGTGAAATTTTCACGATTGAATATAGCCAGGAAAATGGCGAGTGCGATCCAGCTGATGACCAAATATTGGACGACTGTGCGCACGTCCATCTTTATTATAATGCGTTAATTTTTTTTTACAAAATACCCTATAGATAGTAGATGTCGCTACTGATCTATAGCCCGAGGTGTAAACACTCCATGGATATCATTCAGTACATCGATAGTCAGGCACAGCTGAAACAGCTCGTACACTATCACAACGTAAACACGCGAGGTATACCACAACAGTACAAGTCGAAGATTACTCGAGTACCTACGATGCTCACGAAAAATGGTAAGATTCTCGTCGGTAATGAAATCAAGAACTGGCTCGACTCCCTTCTTCCCAAGAAGGATATTGAACATGGTGGGTTCGGTGGGTTCAGTGGTTCTATGACAGCCCTCGACGGAAACGGACGAGACCCGAATCTATTCTATCTGGACAATTACGGACAGTCTCTTCAGCCGGCGATGACCAAAGAGTTGGAAGAGAAGATAAATCGCGACGTATCCAAGGGTGACGTATATACAGATTTAAAGATGTAAGGCGATATTTGAGTAGTCATGAAATTAGTTTCGATACAGGCTTCAGCCTTTAAGTCTATGTTTGAGGTTCTCAAGGATATTCTCAATGACGTGAACATTTACTTTCGACCACAAGGTATGTACGTCGTGACACTCGACACGGCTCGTACATCCCTCATTGACATGTTTCTGGCGGCGGATAATTTCGAAGAGTATCACTGTGACCAAGAAGAAATCATCGCGGGTATCAACATTTCAAACACCTTCAAACTCATGAAGACGATCACGAATAACGATGTCATCAAACTCGAGATAAATTCGAAGGAATACATGGATATCGAAATCACAAGTGAAACCAAGAAGACGAGTACCAAGTTTCAACTCAAACTCCTGGACATTAACGAGAACCGTATAGAAGTACCCGAAGTCACGATGTCGACGATCACCACACTTCCATCCGCAGATTTTCAGCGACTCTGTCGCGACATGTCCAATCTAGGGTCGGAGATTGAAATCAAGCGCGACGGTAAGATGCTTCATCTCACGTGTACTGGCGATTTCGCCAACCAGGAAACGTCGATCGAGTGTCCCGATGAAAGCCCTACCATCACGGGCCTGTACAGTTTGAAGTACCTGAATATCTTTACAAAGGCGACGAGTATGTGTGCGTCTGTGCAAATTATACAGGAAACGGGGAATAGATTTTTGATTTTAAAGTACAACGTCGCGAATCTGGGTGAACTCAAGTTTTACCTAGCGACTAAGGTATCCGAAGATCTGTAGTAAACCCTTCGGTCGTCGAAATAATCTTTTTCATACCGAGTCCGTTGACCAACATGATCTTCGGAAATCGTTCTTTTAAATATTTGGGTTCGTAATACAAAAAGTCTTCGAGAGAAACCTTTTCCCCGTGAAAGTCACTCAGAGGACCGGAATAACGCCTCACCCTTTCAGTAATGTTCTGAAGTGGTTTATCATCATGATCCACGATCCAAGCACTACTCAACGGGATATGGAACCCCATCGACTTTTCCTCCTCTTTGATGAGCCTGTAGTTCAGGTCATTGGTTAATACCGTGTAGACACGATTGTTGAAGTAATATTTGATCCGTAAGATGATGTGTTCAATATTCTGGGGAATGGTTGTGTTTCTGAAGTTTTCACCCGTCACGTCAACGTAATAGTGATCTAAGATGCCGTCCCAATCTTTACTCTCTTGTTTCCAAAAGGGATCCTCGACGAGATATTTCATGTCATGATTAATCTTATACTCGAGTTCCTCTGAGATGATTTGGTAGTCAGCGGGTGTCGTGAATTTCTTGTAATAGTAATAAAGAGTACTTAAAAGTTTGACGAACATCTTTATATAAGAATGGAAGGTAATTTTTTAAGTAGGTACAACAATAAAATAGAAGAGTGGTCAAGACTGATTGAGAAAGAACCCGAAAACAAGAAGATGTACGAAAGAGAAATGTCCGAGTACATGATCAAGTGCATGCCATTCATCGAGCGACACATGTCAGAATCAAACGAAAAGACACACACAGATAACGTCTTTAACGTGCGTGAAACAGTGGGTCTCGCACGAAAAGACATCTTCACGGATTACCTCGTCGAGGTGGAAAACCAAAACATCTCTCGACCGGTCGAGCGAACGATCGAAACGTGTAAGACGTGTGTGTACAGTAACATCATACACGTACAGGATACGAGTGATTTGATATGTGACGGGTGTGGGGTTGTCGTGGCGGCGCACATAAACGAAGAACTCACGTATCGTGAGGAGCAAGAGACATCCGAAAAGATTGTCAACTATTCGTACAAACGCGAAAATCATTTCAATGAATGGTTGTCACAATTTCAGGCACAAGAGACAACCACGATACCTGATGAAGTCATGGAACAACTTCGATCAGAACTCAAGAAATTGAAGATTAAGAAACTGGAAGATATCACACATGCTAAGATACGAGGTCTTCTCAAGAAGCTCCGCCTCAACAAATACTACGAACACGTACCGTACATCACCAACATTCTCAATGGTATCAGACCTCCGAACATGCCAGCTGAACTCGAGGAATATTTGCGCATCATGTTCAAAGATATACAAAAACCATTCGACGATAACTGCCCTTCGGAGAGGAAAAACTTTTTGAGTTACTCCTATGTACTTTATAAATTTTGCGAACTTTTGGGTGAAGATGAATATCTTCAGTACTTTCCATTACTCAAGTCGAAAGAGAAATTGTATCAACAAGATGTGATTTGGAAGAAAATTTGTCGCGACTTGAAATGGGAATTTATTCCTACTGTGTAAGTAATGAACTGTCCAAACTTTTCTGTATGTGGAAAAACCTATAACCCTGACCTGAAAGTATGTACATCCTGTTTTTGGCGTTTCAAAAATGAGGTGCTCGATTTTTTCGATGACGCCTGTCAAATCTGTTCTCAACATGGCGAGTGTGTGAGGTATCGAAAATGTGACCATTTCGTGTGTATCAAGTGTCACGCACTACACGTCAAGTGCCCACTGTGTAAAATAAAAACGTGCTGATAATATAAATGGCAATCGTGTACATGATTAGTAATTCACACTATCTCAGTGATCATGGGTATGTGGATGTAAAGACAAAATCAGAGCTCGCGCGCCACAGAGCGCTCATGCGGGTCATCCGGTCGGGCGAACCTCCACTCGGACTTTTTAGGAGACTAAATGCCCTCATGGTCCTGTTTAAAAATAAGGACAAAAAACTTTCGCGAATCTTTCGAGAAGATCGGGATTGGGTAAAATCGAAGTTGATGTAGAGACCAAAAGTTTGAGTTTATAAAAAAATGATGATCTTTTAAAAAAGATTTTTCAAAAAAAATATCAATACATATAAATGTGGATTCTTCTTGGAATTGCACTTTTACTCAACACCCTTGTTGGTCGTTTCATTTCGAAACCCCGTGGTGAAGGGTTCGGAGGTAAAATACGAGACATAGGTTTTGATGTATTACCAGACCTGACCAAATATGAAATGCTCCATGACATCACACTGATCGTACCACTCGCGTTCCTCGTGATGAACTGGAAATCGGTTAACCAGAAGGGATACATCACCTTTCTCACGATGATGTACTTCATGCGCGCTATAACAAATATGGTGACCCAATTTCCCCGCGCCAAATCGACACCATGCCGTGAAGCGAGCCCCCTCTCCAACTGCAACGACTACATGTTTTCGGGACACACGACATTCAACATCGTCACATCCTATTTCCTCAAGAATGGTATGTTCCCCGTGTACCCCATCCTTTCATCTCTCGTGACAATTTCCACGAGAGCCCACTATAGTGTCGATGTTCTCATGGCATGGATCATCTTTTTCGCACTTAAATGTAACGTTCGTTCATAAGATATGGAACTCGCATTATACGAATTCGAGAGTGCGTACCCACGCATACTCTCACACCTGGAATCTGAACACGATGATCCCGCGGTACAACACTGCATCGAACAGGCTAAGCATCACTTGGATTTGACTCGCGAACTGTTGTCCGGAGCTGTGGTAAATCCGCAGACACATTACGATGATGCTCGTGCATTTTATCGAACACTTTGGCGAATTCTCCCTCTAATGGCGCTGATACAATCTTTCGAATCTCCACTTCCCGGTCAGGGTGTGGAGGAAAATTTACCAGATACGCCATCCTCAAACCTGTCAGACGAAGATAGTTATGAGCCTGCAACTCCGCCGCGTCATTCAGAGTTCGAATAGTCTTGAATTCTAGAACAATCTCGTTGTCAATGATGATATCCGCCCTCAAGTTACCGATCACATGTCCCTTGAATGGAATGGTGATGACACGTTCCGATTCATATGGAATTCCCTTTTCCCTTAGTAAAACCTCCATCGCGTTGTGATATACTCTCTCGCTGTATCCAGGACCCAGTTGAGAATATATCTCTCGAGCGAATGCCTCGATGTTCATTAGATACCCATCTATTTAAATCTTTATCTAAAGTAAGATGGTCTCGGTAACACGACCGACCGAGAAACGTAGGGCTGAAACTGTGCGTAGACAGGCTCTCAACAGACGTCGCCAAGTGGAGAGACAACGGCGAATGACACGAATCAACGCTGCCATCAACCGCCTCGCTCGTAATTTCAGGCGTGTGAATATACCCAGGAATGCGTTCAATTTGGGTACGGTCACGGGAACTAATGGTAGCGTCTTGTCTGTTCGTTTGAGCCGTAAAACAATCAAGGAACTCCAAGACATATACAAAAAGACATGGGAACAACGTGTCGAGTATGCGGGTACGATACCATTTACCCTGTCAAACACACGAAACTATGTCAGGTTCAATAAACCCACAGCTCGAACGAATCAACAACTCGCCACTGTGCAGCCGACACAAGAAGAGATGACTCAATACATCGTGTATCACACACATCCCGTCCCTGAATACGCAACTCCACTTTTCACATACCCGAGTGAAGCCGATTTTAGAGTGTACATAAACGAATATCCAAACATGCAAGCGAATCTCATCCTCGAAAACCAAGGATACTACATCATCGACCTCATCGAAACAAACCTGAACAAACCCAATGTTGATGATGTCACCCGTGAGTTCAACCGTCTCGTACGAGGACAAGAATTTCAGAGGGTGTCAGTCACGTGGAGTAACCTGGGGTATTTTCAAACCACACCCACTCAATGGAAACGAGCCGTGAACAACTACATAGATCCTATCATGCGCAGAAAGTTTGGTATTTCCATCAAGTATTACACATGGGACCAACTCGGTGAGATTACACTTCTGGATAAAAATGTCATCATGAATATAGGATGACCGCACACAGGTTACACATTACAAAAATCGTGGTGCGAGATTTGAAATCTGTGAGTAAGCTGTCATCGAAGAATAGGTGGGAATATGGAGGTAAAGTGAAGTACGACAAGTGCATGAATTACAAAGGTCTCACCTACGTGACTTCTAAGGAGAGGGCGCGCGTCGACGCGAGTGTTCTTGAATCAGAATGGTCCGACGCACCTGTGGCATATCACACACACCCCTCGCTCCTGCAGGTGATTCCGGATGAAGTCGGTCCCACAATCTTCACAACTCTCCCGAGTAACGCCGACCTTGAATCCTTCATCAAAGGGTTCCCTGACATACAAGTCAACATCATATGTGATGCGAGGGGATACTACGTCATCGACATCTTCGACGCCGTCAAAATGGGTACAGTCCCGGTCCCTGATGGAGTCTTTTCTCTCATGAGGGAAATACGCTACGAAGACTTTCTTTATAAACGTGGCTTCGGGGAAGAAAAATGTGAATACTTTTCTACAGATTTACGTGAATGGAAGTGGTTCATAAATGAAGAATTACACACACGACTCAATGAACTCTACGGCGTTTCTATCAAATTCTATGGGTACGACGACGAACCACCTACGGTCGTCATTGACGCATGAGAGAGTCCTCCAATTCATCCACCTCGTACCACGCCCAGTGACACTCTTGGGACTCTATGTTATCTTCGCATATTTCCTGTGCTTCTTTTATCGCTTCAGTGAAGCGTAAACGAAGTCTCAGATTTTCTCTAATCGGACGCACCTCCACGATACTAGGTCGTCTGTACATACCTTCAAGAACATTCTTACGAGTCTTTGCCAGTTTGATTTTGTACAAATTATTTTCGGAAAAGGTTGCGACACATTTCATAACTTAACGTAGCATAAAGATTTTAAGTGTCTTGTGAATAGAAATGTCTTCTTACAACGTCGAACCCTGCAACTTCAAGTATCGTGTCTCCTCTCTCGAGAAGGTGGTCGACGGTGACACCATCGATGTCAACATCGATCTCGGTTTCGATGTCTGTACGAAGCAACGTGTCCGTCTCCTCGGCATCGATACCCCAGAGTCTCGTACGTCGGACAAGGAGGAGAAGAAGTTTGGTCTCCTCTCGAAGAAGAAGCTCAAGGAATGGTGTCTAAAGGCGGTCGCATCTGAGAAGGATGATATCGAGATCGAACTCAGATGCCCCGAGGCGGATTCGAGAGGTAAGTTTGGTCGCGTACTCGCTGAGGTTTGGGTGTGTGAGGAAGGTATTTGGACCAATGTCAACAAGTGGTTGTGCGATGAGGGGTACGCTGTGCCGTATGGTGCGGAAAACAAGGCCCTCGTCCAGGACCTTCATATGGCGAACCGAAAGAAGCTCATCGAGCGTGGTGAGATCGACGCTTAAAATACATGACTATGAAAAGTATGACGAGTAACACGATCAATTGTGTCATGTATTCATCCGAATAATAATCAAGAATCAAATTTGGATTTTTGAGAAGATACCAAAGATTTTTACGTTCAAATATTTGTGTGATGGACATGTTGATTCCGTGTCCCTGTGTGGCGTGCCATGACCAAGGTGGAATCATCAAACTATCACCGGGTTGTAACGTCACTTTGTATATTTTCATTTTGCTATGGTCCATCTTGAAAAAGTCCTCCTTCGCAAAATTGGATTTACCTACAGTGAATACACTGTTTTTATGAATATCGGGATTGTCGTAATTATCAAATATGTACACCGTTTTCGAACCATATAGTTGGTTGAGTATGAAATCGGAGTTTACGTGCAAATGTAACCCACTCGAATGACCGTTTCCTAGATACAACATCAAGGCTTCAACCTTCCTGGCACTTGTGTTCGGGTTACGTAACGTCTCAAGTAGACTTTTGGATACTCGCTGTTCAAAAAGATCGACTTCTGCACAATAGATGGAAGGCGACCGTTTCTTTTTCCAATGTGTGATGAGATTTGGAACAGACATCGTCCCCATATCAGCTGTGGTTGTGTCTGTTTCAGGTGTATCATACAGTTCAACAGGGAGTTCCATGTGACCGAACATTTTAATAACCTTTTCGAATGACAACTTCCGTGCTTTGGACTGGTATAACCCGCGTATGACAATTGGATGTGTGATTTCTCGGGTGATAATCTGTTTTTCTTCTGGTGTCATCTGACTGTATACATATGTGGGAAGATCCATCTATAAGCAGATGATATTAAAGTTTCGAGGTATAAACACATAAATGATCATTCATCTCAAGATTACAATCAATTTGAAGCAAAGGAAACGTCGACGAAAAGATAGAAAACGTCGTAAGATGAAAACTAGATAGTGTACGGATACTTTCGGACCCATAAGTTACATATCCACTTGTCACCGGACTTTACAGGATTCCCTCCATGTAAAGCTTTGGATGTGATGAAATTGTAATTGTTGACTGTATCGAAAAACAATGCGTCACCAGCCCTGAGTTTATATGACTTCTTCAGGTTTGGAAATACCGTCTCACCACCCCGGTAATCATCGTTAAGTGCCAGAATGAACGTGTAGAGACGCATATTTTCATCATCCTTGAACGCGTCTTGATGTGGTTTGTAATGACCACCAGGCTTGTATCGAACGACTTGGAGTTTCTCACAGTTTTTGATTGGTCTATCTGTATACTTCAGACACCTCTCTGTGATCGCCCGTACCACCGGATCTTCTCGACTGAGCCATGCCGTTTCACTTTTACGGATCGATTCATCAATTCGTTTGTTATGTGAAATCGACGACTGTTCGAGTTTGCCGGATGCTTCGCGTATGATATGACGTCTTTCAGACTCGGACAAGAAATTGTTGAGTACCTTGGGATTGGGGTACGTGGGTAATATGTACAAAATCAACAATATCAATACGAGAATGATGAGCATCTTACTTCTTACAAATAAAAATTTTTGGGTGTCACACAGTTGTACCGATTTCTGATGGTACCGAAAACATCATTTCCGTACGCGAACACTTGTTTAATCATATCCGTGATTTCATTCATTCTGTGTGGTTCGATGATAAACTGGCGAAGAAGATCACCACCGGAATGTATCAACATCTCGTAAATTTGTGACAAGTCGCGCATCTTATCCTTGTACTTTTCTTGACGCTGAAGATACACCTTGAAGACATCTTCATCGAGTTCATTCAGCATGTACGCGACACGAAGTTGTAAATTGTCCACGGGTTCTAAATCTATGTATACATTTTCTCGATCGGCGTAATACACGTACGACGCCAGATGCATCAAATCGTTCGACGCTCCCGCTTCACGCAACTCTCCATACCCAGGTATACCACCACATGGAATGTCACCGTGTTCTCGTGACATTCCACCCTTTCGTTTGAACTCGATGTAATGTGGATTATGGATACGCCCGGTGACAATCTCACCCGATCGCCAGTCGAAAGCTGTGTGACAGTTGATACACCACATCTGTGAACATCCACTCGTCTTGTGTATGACCGTCCCACATTTGGGACACGATTTACTATCACGATTCAGTAACTTCATCGTTTTAACAACTTGTGGATCACATTCATGATTCTCTGTGAGGTGTTCATTACACTCTTTACAAAACGATGTACTACACAATCCGCAGAAGTAATCTTCATTGAGAAATCCTTTGCATTCATCTCTCGGACACTGTCGTACAAACTTCGTCTCACCGGTATCCACGAGTTCCCCAGTATTGCGAATGCGTTCGAGATCGGCATACACATCTTCTAGTTCACGATGTAAGTCTAGAATTTCGGGATACGCCTCAACAATACGATCGTTTATGGGAAATGATAAACGATATCTCTGATACAATTCTATGAGCGTCGCACGGAGCTTACGAGCTTTACGTCGGAGTCTTCGTATCTCTAGAATACGTTCAACTTCCTTTTGACTCTGGGGCATCAAAGCTTTTTCTCGCTCGAATAAAACTTTCTCACGATGTCGCCTCAGCTCTGTGTTTCGAAAATACTTTGTACAAAACGAGTCGACGAATTCCCGGTTCCATATTGTCTTACACCCCATGCAATGTGGATCTTGGAAGGACTCCAAAATATATCTTTGTGAACATGACCGACAACTCTTCAGGTCACAAAAGGGACATTCAACTTTCTTGTGATGTATCTTGTTAAATTTTTCACAACATACGTCACATGTAGTCATTAGCTTAAAGGCTGGCTAATTCTTTAAATTACAATCATTGATAAGCTACGAACTGGCTAATCATTTCTTTCGCGTCATCCCGTTCGTATACTGTCTGAGCAAAAAAGAGTGTCATCTCCGCAAAACCGTATGACAAGTAGGTACTCTTGTACTTCTCATAAATGTGTGCGAGATCATCCATGTTTTGGTGACACCAGTCTTCTACATCCTCTTTCGACATATCTCGGTGAAGACCTTTCTCGATGTAGTCAGCCACTTCATCGCTGAGAGGCATATCTGTCACGACAGTACAATCGTCGTCTGGATGAATCATTTTTAGATGTTTTTCATTTTACTACTTTTTACTTAGGTTGTTGAAACTTTTCGTCGCGTTGTTGTACGCTTTGACCATGTCACCATATTGCGAAGCTTTCTGGATGCGACCGGTATAGATCTTACTCTTCTTCATCCAGTTTCTTCGTACGTTAGGGCTCGTACCCTTGGGGAACTCTCGCTGGAGACGGTTCACCTTAGATTGGTAGCTTCCCTTGTTCATGAGAGTAGGCGTTTTCGTGAGATACTCTTCAATCTCTGCACGCCTCGCGTTTACGTCATTCTTGAATTTCACCACCATGTTCCTGTGACGCGTCTTTTCATCTCGGTTCGTGAGACCCATCTTCGTGTACTTGTTTTCGATATTCTTACGAAGTTCAACCTTCTTGTTGAGTGCATTCTCGATCGCTTTCAGGTCTTCAACAGTCTCCGCCTTTCTCAATTCCTGTGCCCAGACACCGATCCGACCCTTGGTGAGACCCTTCCGTTCCCGGAACACACCGTTATTATCGGGGCGCATATTGAGTTCCTTGGTGATTTTGTTTTGAAGCGTGTTTCTTTCAGAATTGAAATTCTTGATGATGTTACGGACATTATTCTCTTGGGCTTCAACCTCCTCCGGTAGGTTGAACACAGGGTTATTCTTCATGTTCGGTTCAAATAGAGGATTATTGATCTTTTTGTTGTTCGCGTTGTTGTTCGAGTTCGAGTTCGAGTTCGAGTTGTAGACAGGTTCCGCGGCGCGACCACCCTTACGAATCTTTGTTTTCACGTCATTCGTGAGTTGAATAAGAATCTGGTCAGCGACAATCTCAACATCTTTGTTCGCAACCTTGTTGTTCGCAACCTTGTTGTTCGCAACCTTGTTGTTCACGTTGGGTTTCTTAGAAATTTCATTTTGAACTTCGTTTTGAAGTTTATTAAGAATCTGATTGGCTACATACTCTATATCCACCTGCGAAGGTTCGAGTGTCATTTGCTTGTTAAATTTGGTACTGTTCACAGGTTTATTAGCGATAGCGAGTATCTTATTATTTTTGAATCCATTACTAACCTGTTTTATAACATCCTTGTTAATTTCTTTCATAATTTTATTAGCTACATAGTTAACATTCCCGGATTTTAAAAGCTTTTGTTTTTTATTGGATCCATTATTAACCTGTTTTATAACATCCGTGTTAATTTCTTTCATAATTTTATTAGCTACATAGTTAACATTCCCGGATTTTAAAAGCTCTTGCTTTTTATTGTGAGCTCTCATAAACACCTGGAAAGTATCCTTATTTCCACCCTTGTTAGGATGAAGCTTTAGGGCACCCTTAAGATAAATCTTTCGAAGTTCCTTAAGTGTAGTAGCATTCTCGATACTAACAATCATTTTCCTAGTCGTATTGTTAAGTCCATTTAGATTTTCCTTGTTAGACACTGCGACTAAATTACGACCATTTATTCTGTTAGTGATATCCTTCTTCAACATTTCATCGACGATGTTATCCGCGACAGTACTTACAAGTCGTTCATTCTTCACATCTTTGTTAATCTCTGTAAGAATCTTATTGGCCACATAATTAACGTCACGGTTCACGTTGTTCGTACCGGTTCCAGCATTAGCGCGGTTCACGTTGTTCGTACCAGTTCCAGCATTAGCGCGGTTCACGTTGTTCGTACCAGTTCCAGCATTAGCGCGGTTCACGTTGTTCGTACCGGTTCCAGCATTAGCGCGGTTCACATTGTTCGTACCGGTTCCAGCATTAGCGCGGTTCACATTGTTAGTGCCCACACCAGCATTAGCACGGTTCGCGTTGTTCGTACCAGTTCCAGCATTAGCGCGGTTCGCGTTGTTCGTACCAGTTCCAGCATTAGCGCGGTTCACGTTGTTCGTACCAGTTCCAGCATTAGCGCGGTTCGCGTTGTTCGTACCAGTTCCAGTGTTCGCCTGGTTTTTGTTACCATCATTCTTCTTGCATCGACCCATCATACGGTTAAACATTCCACACTTCTTGGTCCCGTTAGCCGTGGCAGCGACAGCACCGGCAGTGGCACCCGCGGCGGCGCCGGTGGTGGCACCACGCTTAAAAAAGTTGAACATTCCCCTCTTAGGACCCGAGGGTGCGTTCGTACCCTTGGTCAGAAACGACGCATTCTTTTTTACATTGGTTGGTGCATTGGTACCCTTGGACATAAACGATGCGTTTTTCTTGACACCCCCACTAAACGCGGGTGCATTGGTACCCTTGTTCAGAAACGACGCGTTTTTCTTGACACCCCCACTAAACGCGGGTGTTGGTGCTGACGGACCGGCGTTCTGAGGCTGGCTCAAAAACGCAGGTTTGGACGCAGGTACCCTGTTTGGAAACGACTGTGTGACAGGTTGATTTCCAGAATTTTTGGAAATGAATGACGATTTGAATGACAACTTACTAGGAAACTGAAGTGTATTCTGTCCCTTTCCGGAATTATTCGTCATAGTGAACCCTTTCTTGTTTCCTGAAAGATTCACACGGTTCCCGTTACGGTTTCCGTTTCCAAAGTTGGCGTTCCCGTTACGGTTTCCGTTTCCAAAGTTGGCGTTCCCGTTACGGTTTCCGTTTCCAAAGTTGGCGTTCCCGTTACGGTTTTTGTTCCCACCAAAATTGTTAAAGTTCGAGCTTCGGTTTTCTGTGTTGTTGAACGCAGAATTATTATTGAAATTGCGACGATTGTTGTTCACTGCTGTGTTGTTCACTGCTGTGTTGTTACGCACTGCTGTGTTGTTCACTGCTGTGTTGGAAACGTCTTTCGTGATGAGACGTTTCGACACAATCTTCACGGGTTCACGAATTTTAAGGTACCTGAGACGCTTACCGATCGCATCGGTAAGCTGTTTCTTGGTCATCTGTTCGATCTGAGACGTGAGACCAACTTTACGTGCAATTTTTTTAAGATCTACACGTTTTGTGGCAGAGTCGAAAAGAAGTTCGTACTCTAAATGTTTCAATGGTGACGCGCGGTCGATTAAATATGTTCGATCGGCAGTCATCACGAGTGGCGGAAGAGGGAGCTTCCCACCATGAATGTTGTCATATGCCTCACACATCTGTTTTCTTGTGAGTTTAACATTTTCCCCAGTTTGCATCTTAATGCTTTTTCTGAGATTTTCAATGTCAGCGTCTGGATCACACGCTTCGGCCATTTATATTAAACTAACAAAAAAAGTACTATCGAGTCGAGTATCCGATGTTGTACAATCTAACTTTTTCTTCATAGGTCATGTTAAAATTAAACACGTTTGTATCTCTCACATTTATATCGATAACCTCTACTGGCATATCGTACTGAATCCGGTTTTTGAGAGACGAACGCACGAGTGATTCTACATATTGTTTAGGCGTTTCTATATTTTCCTGATGGATTGTATCCATTTTAATTTTTATACACGTAATCTCATGTGGTTTTTTGTCTAAAAATGGATTGATGGGAAATTGTTCCTGTGTTCCACCGTCGACATACGTTTTTCCATCATACTTTCCACACGCGAAAATGAGAGGTATCGCGATACTCATACACACTGCATCTATCACTTTCATGTCCGGATGTGTATCTCTCGAAAAATATTCAGTTTCATTCGTATTCAGACAGAATGCTGAAATGTAGATTTTCATTTCCAGTTCACTAAACGTCGGGTCACAACCACATATCTCGACGAGTTTTTTACGAATAGGTGTCATCGACACGAACCCGAACTTATTGAAGAATGATCCAAGACGCAGTTTCACGAGGTTTGATATGTTCAAGTCAAGTGAAATGTTCAGAATTTCATCTACAGACATCCCCAACGCTAAGAATAGTGCGATGATAGATCCTGCCGACGAACCCGAAATCTCTCGAACTTCAGCTAATTGGGATTCACGTGCCTTCAGGCTCCCTATGAGTGAATAAATCGCCATGGATGCTGGACCCAACACGAGATACTTCATCTTCTTACTTAGTAGAATTGAGGAAATTGACGACGTAAAAGCGCGAAAATGACCGCGTACACCACCGTGTGGATCATTGCCGACTCGACACTCGTCTGCCCAGACTGAAAGACCCCACCCGAACCGGGAGGAATGGTCAGGAGTAGACCAGGGCTGAGTGCGATAAAGAGCGCCGTCGTGACGATGAGATCCGTCTGTGTGAGAACCAGACCCATCGCCTTCGCGATGACACTGTACGCGAGAAAGAATACGAGTGCGTGGAAAAACACGGACATTTGGTCGGTTTGGCGGTTCATAAACTTTACCTTTGAGCCGTCGGTCGTGAGAACCATACCGGGGCTCAGCGCGAGAAAAAGGGCGGCAGGCACGGCAACTTTTTGGGTCGTGATATCCGGAAGCATTTAGTATACACGCATATAATTTTTAGCGAAATCCATGAAATGGTAAAACGTGACACCACGCAACATCTCTTCATGAAGTCCATTCATGTTAACGATGCGTCTGATATGATTCCATACGTACCGAAGTGTTTCTTCGTGTTCCGAATACACACGCTCCTGATACGGATCATGTTCCAAATAACACAATTCGACAAAATCACAAAATGTACCAGAATGCTGGAGACGTGCATCATCTAGTAGCGTATTCATGGTGTTCCACATGTGTCGCAGTTCATCTGAGTATTCGACTTCCCAGTCTTCGATATTCAGAGGAGTGTGTTCATTATTAAATTCGTCGTCATCGCTCACGTAGGCGTCAAACCCAATGTTCGCTTCGTCGACGTACTGGCTCCAAACCATATTGTATTTCTACTTACTTTCTTTCTCGGGCTTATCTTTTATACCAGTTAGCGAAAGAGAAGTCGACTCTTTCGTTTTAAGTCCATCCTTAATAGCATTAAGAGCACCCTCTACCTTCGCCTCATCCCCACTGAAAAATGTCATAAGACCCTCTTTGATGGCATCCTTGTTCATACCAGCCTTCCTGACAGATTTACGAATACTAATCTTACCCTTCCTGAGGTTAATTGTGTCGATACCCTGATCCATCATGTGCTTCTTTACACTCTCCTTCAGACGCTTCTCCTCCTGGTTAAGGACCTTGATATCAGATTTAGCTTCAGAAAGTTGTTTGGTGAGTTCGACGAGCTTGGAAACACTTTCACTGAGTTCATTCGTTACGGAAGTCATTATTTACTACTACGAGTGTCTAATCTTTAAGCGCACAAACCACGTTGCATGGTATCGGGGGCGATAGTGGAATTGTTCCACACGAAAGGCTCCTTGGGGTTAGGAGGATCCTTGCGAATCTGCTGGTTCGCGTTGCGGAGGGCACCACCGATGGTCTCGGGGTAACCGATCTGGGCACGAGGTTCGAGGAAGTTCTGACCCTTGAGCACGTCCTCTGGAGCAAACTGACCAAAGTCTTCCTTGGAAGCCACCTCACGAGGGAGGAGGGACGACGCGAGGCCGGTACCCTTGTTCATACCGGCGGAAGCAGTCGCGGGACCGATCGAGGCACCGGAACCGAAGGAGCTGTACTGCTTCTCGGTGATCGAGTAGTTAGAGGACCGGTTCACGACGAACAAGAGATAGATCACAACAGCGATGGCAGCGAACATCAGAATTTGCTGAGTGCGACCCTTCATCATAGTTTATATAATAGTAACAAATTTTTTTATTTAGTGAGAATGTCGATCCGCTCCTTGACCGTCTTCTGAGTTTCCACGGGCTCAGGCTCGGGCTCAGCCTCAGCCTCGGCCTCGGCCTCGGGCTCGGGCTCGTCGACGAAAGCGTATTCCTCTGGGTATACGTCAGTGACTGGTTCATCCTTCACGGGGTCGTCATGTACCCGAACCTGAACGACATTCCAGTGACCACCGAACGCCTTCTTGGCGAACCAGAGGCCGGCGAACTCGACGATGACGTCACACGTCTTTTCAGGCTGGACCACTTCAAAATCGACGGGCTCCTGCTTCATGTTAAATACACGCACAGCTGGTTCAGTGATGACATCAGCAGTCATCTGACCACCGTTGATGACACTGCGATACGCACCGTTGATCACCTTCTCGGAGAGTTGCTTACCGAACCACTCGACACAGTTATCATGCGCGGCAGAAAGGTTCTGGGATTCGATGGCAGTGATCTTCGACATGTTCAGGTCGGAATTGATGTCAAACACCATCTCGCCTGAGACTTCGGAAATCGTGACAGCATTCAACTGAACGAGGCACTTCTGCTTTTCGTCGTTGGAAACCTTCACGAAATAAAGACCATCGTCACCTTTGGATGGGGTGTTATAGAACATTATGCTTACTTTATGTCTCACTTCTTTAAACCAATAAAAGGTATAGCGGCGGCGTCGTTCAGAACCTTTTTTGTTATCCAATTGTCGCGACCAGCTTTATACCCATATAATGTCGCGGCCACGTTGATATTTTTAGGTAACTGTTTCGCCTGAGTAGGTCTTAATGGAAATTCGTTTTTAACGTATGCGTTATTAGTCACATTTTTCCATTTCATATTTTTAAGATTGAAACGTTGGTTCCCGTGTGATTTCTCGAACCCATTCACATTCATCTTATTCGTGACGGGTTTTAGACCGTGCACGATTTGTTTGGACAGACGATCTTTCGAAGGTTCTGTCGTGAATCGCTTGTATTTACGAGGATCTACTCGCTTCGCCTTTTTAATGTTTACATCCCTGTGTTTTTTTACAAGTTTAGGTTTATCAAGACTTAATTTGGAACGAATCTTTTTGAACACTGTGTCCATCGAATCCGAAGCCGTCACTCGTTTATCGAAAAGCTTGCCGAGTCTCACGAGACGAAGACGATCTTTGATTTTCTTCTCCGGCCTGAGTTTCAACTTTTGCATCAGGTAAATGTCTTCAACCAAAAATTCTTTACTCGCGATATAAATCTTTTGGTTATTTGTCATTTTCCCGGAAACTGGATTTCTATACACGATACCTTTCCGTTTCGTATCCGCGACTTCGTAGCCGAACTCGTTGGGGCGCATGAATGGAATGTCTAATATACCACCAAGTGTACTCTCCTGGATACGACCCGTCTCAGGTGAAAAGTAACGTATGTTCAAGTCCAATGCGAACAATTCGACATCGATGAAGATATCACTCTTGGAGGGTTTATCCGTCGAACCACTCTTTTTCTTTTTTATGAGTGTGTATCTCCTGGTGACATACGGCCCACTTTTACTAAATCCAATGCCCAAGAATTTAAAAAGCTTGGTATGTTTGGCTTGGAATGATGCGATTCGATTCTTGATTCGTGTATTCAGATTCTTCGCATGTTTACCGAGTGCGTCCCAGAGTAGTAGTTTGAGGGCTTGAAGTTTTCCAAAATACTTTGTATCCGTCTTCATGAATGGGACAAACTTCGCGTCGATGTCTGTGGTGACGATACGATCTTTGAAATCTACGTACAAGTTAAACGCTTCACCGCCACTCACGATGAGGTCACCCGACGATTTCAGGGATTGAGTGAGTTCTCCGATCGTATCAAGTATTATATCACGAATGGAATCCGTTACCACGACATAGATCATTTTTTCCAGGGACTTGTCGGAAAATTTGTCATGAAGACGCTGTCTGAATTTTCCGAGATCACGCTGTTCGTTCCTGTCGAAATATTTCTTCAATTTCACATCTTTGAAAAATAAATTTTCATTCATGAATCTGTCGATGGCAACTTTCGAATAACTTTTTTCATCCATTAATATATCGTGATATAATAATATGGTCTGCAACGTGATAGACGAATGCAGGTGCTACGCATACGAAGATGACATGAAACAATTCTGTGGGGTGCGTCGAGGTCCACACGTTCTTCCATGTCCACCAGATTGTTGTGCTGGTGGGTGTTCGGGTAAAATCCCGTTTCGAATCATCCCACGTCCCAAACCACCCAAGCATGTGACGAGTTTCAGGGACATGGACATGAAAGTCTTACTGTTTTTCACGATCATTTTAGGTTGTATTTTCCTCCTTCTACTCTGACTTAAAGATTACTGAGCTAAGTAAGATATAATGTCTCTCGAAACTATTCAAACCGAAATCGCTGCTCTCCGCTCCGAAGTCAAGTCTCTCGTGAAGCTCGTCCGCAAGGTTAAGAACTTCCAGGAGGATCCCGATGGTGAAAAGGCTAAGAAGCGCGCCGAGAACAACGGCTTCAACCGCAAACAGGAAATCACACCTAAGTTGCGCGAGTTTCTCAGCCTTCCCGAAGGCGAGCTCATCTCCCGCTCCGAGGTCACCAAGTTCGTGAACAAGTACATCATCGACAACGGTCTTAAGCATCCCGAGAACGGTCGCCAGATTGTCCTCGACGATAAGCTTCGTGCCCTTCTCGCGCCTCCCGCGGATGTCGTCGTGACGTACCTTAACCTCCAGAAGTACCTTTCTCCTCACTACGTGAAGAAGGCTTAAAAAAATAAAACACATACATAACAAGATGGTGACTTTTCTGACGAAAGAAAAGGCCGAGTCACTTATTGGTACAAAAATAAAACAGCTTGATTTGTACCAAAAAGCTTTTACTCATAAATCTGCTCTCAAGGAGTATGAACAATTTACAGAGTCGTTTGAAACCCTAGAATTTATTGGTGATTCTGTACTTGGATTTGTCATCACTAAATTCCTATTTGATAAATATGAAAGTCGTCAAGAGGGTTTCCTCACGAAAGCTCGTACAAAACTCGTTCGCGGTGAGACCCTCGCTAAAATCGCGTTAAAGCTGGGTCTCGAGAAGCTCGTCATCATGGATGAAAAGGGGATGCGTAACGGGTGGAATAACAATCCGAAAATTCTGGAAGATGTGTTCGAGGCGCTCATAGGTGCGATCTATATGGATATCGGTCTTTTACATGCGAAAGAGTTTGTGCTCCGGATCTACCAAGATCCTACCATGGTCGATTTGAATCTTATCATGATTGACGATAACTTCAAGGATCATCTCATGCGCTATTGCCAACTTAACAATTTTCAGCTTCCGGAATATCGCGTTTCGGCCCATTACGAAGGCTTGTTTTACATAGACATATACGTGAATGGACAATTCATGAGTCGGGGATCGGCGAAAAGTAAGAAACAAGCCGAACAAAATGCAGCTAAGTCATTCTTCGATCAGCTTAAAAAGTACAATGCACAGTAAATTAACATGCACCCGAATGTCAAAAGGCTTTTGGAACTTGAGTTCGATGAGCAGAGAAGTGAGGCCTGGTTAAAATTGCGTGGCAATATGCTCACAGCTTCCGATGCCGCGGCCGCGATAGGGGCAAACAAATATCAAACTCCTGACGATTTAATTCGTAAAAAGTGTGGATTGGGCGAGCCTTTTAAGGGCAACGAGGCGACCGCGTGGGGCACAAAACTAGAACCGGTCGCGTGTGAAATGTTTGAACAGAAGTATAATTTGAAGGTATTTGAACTCGGTCTGATTCCACATCCGGACTATCCGTGGCTAGGCGGTTCACCCGACGGGCTTACAGAGAATAACTGTTTACTCGAGATTAAATGCCCGTTGAGACGCAAGATTGTACCAGGTGAAGTACCCCTGTGCTACGAAGCTCAGATCCAAATTTGTATGGAGATTATGGACGTAGAGAGCTGTTATTTTTGTCAGTATGCACCTCATGAGCTGACCTGGCCTGCACCAGAGGTGTTTGATGTCACCATCGTTCCTCGTGATCGCGAATGGTTCAAGAAATACTTACCACTGATGGATGCGTTCTGGAAGAGAGTTCTCTACTTCAGGGAACATCTGGATGAGTGTCCGAAAGAGAAAGAAAAGGTAAAGAGACCTCGTAAGAAGAAGGAGTTACCCCCAGCTGTCTGTGAGATTGAACCACTTCCCGAGGAAGACGAGTACTATGAGGATTGAAGGGCTTTACGAGCTTCTTCGGCTTCTTCTCGAGTGGTGTAATTTCCTATATGTTTGTGTTTATAAGTGAGTTGCCATGCATTATGATTGCGGCGTATACATCCAACTCTTTTCGGAATTGTACCTTCAATTTTCGTAAAGTTTTCTGGATCTTTTGTGTATTCTTTAAGAACTTCTGTAGCTTCTTCTTTGGTTCTAAATCCACCTATTGAGATTTGGTTTACAACACCATATAATCTAACTATTGGATAATACACACGGCCTATTTGACGAACAGAACCCATATATCCATCTTTATTTATTTTCGATTTAATGATACCATTCCGTATGTCATCCTTTGATTTCTGGCTGTACTCTGTTTTAAATTGGCCACCAGTAGTACAGTTATATCCATTAGGTGCCAA